GACATCTACGAAGATGGTACAACCTACATAAACGATGGTAGGTGTAGGGTTCAGGTAGATGGGAATGGGATGAGCAAACTTGTACATGCTTGGCAGGCAGTGCAACAAGATCAAGGAGAAAGCAAATGACTAAATTTACTGAGGAACAGATCAAGTACCTTGAAAAGGTCATCGTCTTTACTGAGAACGGTACGTCTGTCAAGGATTTCAAGGGCAATGTCTGGGGTGATGTCGAGGGCAGTGTCTTGGGCGATGTCTGGGGCGATGTCTGGGGCGATGTCAAGGGCTATGTCGGGGGCCATGTCAGGGGCGATGTCAAACATACCTGTCAACGGGGGTAAAGCAAATGAATAGGAACCCAAGGATATGCGGTATGGAAGATGCCCGCAAGGGTCGTAACCCACGGCCATACTATCTGAAGGACGGTGAAGAAGTATGTGTGGATAACATGACCAACCACGAAGTTCAGCAATACTATGACGGCTATGAGTACGAGGAGATACAATATGCCGGTGGTTTCAGAAGAGTGTCCAAGTACTAAAAATAGTTCTTGACAACTGAAAAAACTGCTGTATACTCTCATCAACACCCCTGAGGGATATAACTATGAATACTAAAGAAAGAACAGACAAGTTACCTTGTCCGTTTATTGACTGTGGTAGTAGTGATGCCTTCTCTTGGTATCATTCTCAAGACAAGGGCCACTGCTACTCCTGTGGAAAAGACTACCCATTCCACTCAAGACAATCTTCTGTTGACTCCTCTCTGAAGCAGGAGTATGACAGCTACATCACAAACCCAGACAGGAATATGACAATGGAAAAACCAAGGGCTGTTGTTCAGCCTATGCTTACCCCTATCCACAGAGAGCACAGGGGTATCAAGAAAGAAACGATGGAGAAGTACGGGGTCAAGACTTATGTCAACCTCATCAACAACGAAGAAGTGAAACAGGAATATCCGTACCCTCATGGCACCAAGACTAGGGTGCTACCCAAGTCTTTCACTACTTCCCTTGGCTTTGGTTCTGACGAACTGTTTGGTATGGACAAGTTCAACTCTGGTTCAGCCAAGGCTATCACTATCTGCGAGGGTGAGCTTGATGCTATGTCTGCCTTCCAGATGCTAGGCAGCAAGTACCCTGTTGTTTCTTTGCCGTCTGCTACACCTAGCAAGAAGCTTATTGAGAAGTGCAGAGACTACCTCTCATCCTTTGAAAAGATATACTGTTCGTTTGACAGTGACGGTAAGTCAGACCACATTGCTGAGAAGCTGGCAGGTATCTTTCCAGGCAGAGTGTGCAAGGTACCACACACCAAGTACAAGGACGCCAATGAGTTCCTGACTGCTGGTGCTGAAGCAGAATACAGGAATAGCTGGTGGTCTGCACAACTGGTGAAGCCGGATAACATCCTGTGTACAGAAGCAGACTTCATATCTCTGTTCAACGACTCACCCGACTATGAGTACTTCAAGACCAATGTTCCAGGCCTTGACGACAAGATCATGGGCATCCACAAAGGAGCCTTCACTGTTGTCCTTGCTGAGACTGGCATTGGTAAGACAGAGTTCTTCCGTTTCCTTGAGCATCAGGCCATTACCCACACAGACTATTCGATTGCCTTCTGTCATGGTGAGGAGTCACAACTCCGAGGTATCCTTGGTCTGTTCTCCTACCATGAGGGCAAGAACCTCACCCGCAAGGACAAGGTGGAAGAGCTACAGTACCAAGAGAAGTATACCGAGTTTGTCAAGAAGCTGGTGTCCAAAGAAAATGTGTACCAGTTTCTTATCCGAGTTGGTTCTTCTGTCGAAGACATTGTAGACCAAGTACGGTTCCTTGCCGTAGCTATGGGTGTAGACTACATCTTCCTTGAACCTATCCAAGATTTTGTGTCGGCTCGTAGCACCAGTGAGAAAGAAAGTCTCTTGACTGAACTTACGACGCAGCTTAAACGATTGGCTGTGGAACTGAACGTAGGTATAGTAGTGATTGCACACTCAAACAAGGAAGGTGAAGCCAAGTACTGTGCATCCATCATTCAAGGTGCTGCATTCGAGATCGTTCTTAAACGTAACCCTGATGCTTCTGATGAGACACTGGCTAACACTACCTTCGTTTATGTAGGCAGGAAGAACAGAACTGGTGGTGGCTCTGGCTATGCAGGTTCCCTGTACTTTGACTTTGATAAGTTCACCTTGGAACCTACATCACTTGATGACCCAGAGGAACTATGAGTACCATCATACTTGACATCGAAACTGAATCCCTCACCCCATCTAACATCTGGTGTATATGTACACTGGATATAGAGACAGGAGAGGAACAGACTTACCTTAACCCAACCTCTATCCCAGAAGAAAAGGAACGCTTCAATGGAACTTGTACTGACAGTCATCGTTATGTTCTTCATAACGGAATCGGTTTCGATGTACCAGTCTTACGAAAGCTTTGTGGATGGTCTGTTAGAAACGACAGGATAACAGACACTTTGGTTGTATCCAGGCTCAAGGACTACGGCATTGAAGACGGCCATAGCCTTGCAGCTTGGGGCCAAAGACTCGGGTTCCCTAAGACCTACTTCAAGAAGTTTGACACCTTGTCCCAAGAGATGATCGACTATTGTAAGCAGGATGTAAGGGTGACACATAGGCTGTACACCAAGCTGTTACCGTTCATCAACGACAAGACACAGGCCACCGCCTTACAGGTAGAACATGACATTCAATGGCTGTGTGAAGAGATGACAGACAACGGCTTCTACTTCAACAAGACAGAGGCAGAGACTATCCTTGCCGAGATTACTGAACGGAAGAATATACTGGAGACTGGATTCCAGAAGGACTTCCCTCCAAAGCTGGAGCCTGTTCACTCTGTTACCTACCGGACTACCAAGGACGGCAAAGAGTTTGCCTCTGTCACCAAGGCCAAAGAGAAGTATATGATCCACACTGTGAAGGACGGTATGCTTCTGTGCTTTGACTATGTACCCTTCAATCCCGGCTCACCACAGCAACGTATAGACAGGTTGTGGGAGGCAGGCTGGCAACCAACAGACAAGACCAAAGGATACTTGGACTATGAAAGAGAACAGCAACGGTACTAAAAAGGGTATGCACTACCAAAGGTACGGCTGGAAATGTAATGAGGTTAACCTTTCCACAGTTCCTGACACAGCCCCTGCTGGTGCTCACAACATAGCTGAGTGGATGACACTGGAAGGTAGACGTTCTTCTCTTGTCGAATGGTTAGGCCACTGCGGTGACGACCACCGTATTCACGGAAGGTTCACACATATAGGTGCATGGACTGGACGTATGGCACACAGCAGCCCCAACCAAGCCAACATCCCTGCTTCTTTCCATGGTGAACCCAAGACTGCTGTAGAGGCTGTCAAGGCTAACTATGATGGCAGGATGAGAGCACTGTGGTGTGTACCTGATGGCCACTGGCTAGTCGGTACTGACGCCGAGGGTATTCAACTTCGTATCCTTGCCCATCTGATGAAGTCTGAGGAGTATGTACATGCTATCGTATCTGGCAGGAAGGAAGACGAAACCGACATCCACAACGTCAACCGTCGAGCACTGGGTATGTCCCATGTTACCCGAGACATGGCTAAGACTTTTATCTATGCCTTCCTTCTTGGTGCTGGTAATGCCAAGGTAGGTGAGATACTCAAGGTCAATTCAACAGAAGCAGCACAGGCAGTAGAGAACTTCATGCAGTCTATCCCTGGCCTTGCTGACCTGAAAAAAAGGGTTATCCCGTCAGTAGCCAAGGCTGGCTGGTTCACTGGTCTTGATGGTCGTCGGGTACCAGTACCCTCAGAACACAAGACACTGGCTGGTATGTTACAGAATGGTGAAGCAACTGTAATGAAACATGCTGCCCTTGACTGGACAGCTAAGGCAAAGGGAATCAAGTTCAAGCTGGTGACTTGGCCCCATGATGAATGGCAAACAGAAGTAGAAGGAGATAAAGAAACAGCAGAAAAACTAGGTGCAATACAACGTCAATCAATTGTTGACACTGGAATCAAACTGCGTATAATGTGTCCTCTAGCTGGCTCCACCGACATCGGTACCAACTGGAATGAAACACACTGAAAAGGAAAAACGAAATGTCAAAGTTTAAGTCTGTCACTACTGTTGGTCCGGTCTCTTGGGCTAAGGTCATGCCTGGTCAGGAAGAAATGGGATACCTCGGAGCCTATGAGGCTTTCGATGGTGCCTTCACTATTGACCAAGAGTTGAGCAAGGAAGAGTTTGCCAAGCTCAAGGAGGCTGGTAGTCAGAAACGTCCTGTCCAGAAACACCTCATGGATGGACGTATCGTACTCAAATTCGTCCGCAAGAACCGGGTAACTAACGGCAAGGGTGAACTTGTCGAGGCTGCATCTGGTGCCCCAGAACTTGTAGATGCTGATGACAACCCTTGGTCTGGTGAGTTTATTGGTAACGGTTCTGTCTGTGCCCTCACCAATCTCCTCTCCTTTTTCAAGGCACCGGACGGTACCACAGGTTGCCGTACTACACTGACTAAGGTTCAGGTTCTTGAGCATATTGCTTTCGAGTCTGAGGCTGCGTAAGGAATGGTGTTGTGGGCGGTACTAGGAAACCAAACCCTATGGCTAAGGACTTGAGACAACCCAAGTATCGCCCACAGGTTATACCAAACAAAAAGAAAACCATACCAAGGAAACAAAAGAATGTCTCAGATCAAAGTAACCTATCTTGACCACATGGGGTCAGACTTGTCTGTCGTGAATGCAGCACGAGTTAGCTTTGGTAAGAAATCACATTGTGAAGAGATACGATGGGTAGAAATGGGTGATTGGTCGGGTGACATGCCTGTTGTTTCCCAGCGGGACGCAAATCTAATCAGTTACCTAGCCAACCACGGGCACATCAGCCCCTTCGGCCACTGCTTTGCTTCCTTCCACGTCAAGGCTCCTATCTTTGTGGCACGGCAGTTAGTGAAGCACAAGTTCCTGCGGTGGAATGAGATCAGTAGGCGTTACGTTGATGACCCACCAGAGTTCTACACTCCTGAGGTATGGAGAGGTAAATCTACAGACAAGAAGCAAGGGTCTGAGGGAACATGGCAACCTAACTACCAACAACTCGAAGATGCCATGTGGCACATAAAAGACCTTTACGACCAGATGATCTACGACGAGTGCTCACCAGAGCAAGCACGTATGGTCTTACCTCAGTCCACAATGACCGAGTGGTACTGGAGTGGTAGCCTTGATGCGTTTGCAGATATGTGCAGCTTGAGGCTTAAGCCCGATACCCAGTATGAGACCCGACTGGTAGCACAACAGATCAGTGAGAAGATGGCTGAGTTGTTCCCTGTGTCGTGGGCAAGCCTTGTAACGGAAGGAGATAAGTAATGAAACAAGTACTAAAGTCTACTGCAATATTCTTATTGGCCGTATTAGCCGTATTACTAATTGTATGGTATACGGTTTATATTTGGAGTGACTGTTTGGAAGAAAATAGTTTCTTTACCTGTGCAAGGATGTTAAACAGATGAGCCTAACAAGCGATGACTGAACAACGAGCAATGAAAAACATTTACCCTATTGCTAGTATGATACCTTGGGTCTGCTCTTATAGAAAAGATGACAAGAAGTTTGGTATCATCTTATGGGCAGATGACCCCGATCAGATACTTGAAGACTGGTGTGACAGACTCCAAGACCTGGAGATAGAAGGCTACTTAATAGGAGAAGAAGATGCGTGAACCAGAGGAAGATGTCGTAAACAAGCCGCCTCATTACAACAACGGAAGTATTGAGTGTATCGACTATTTGAAAAGCAATATGGATACTCTTATGTTTATGGGGTATCTTGAGGGGAATGTAAAAAAGTACTTGCATCGGTTCAGGTACAAAGGTAAACCATTAGAAGACTTGAAGAAAGCACAGTGGTATCTTGATCGACTGATATGGGAGTACAAACAATGAAGACAATCGACACCCTAGTAGAAGACATTTATAGTGTACTTAAAGGCGGCAACGGATGGTCTGGGAACAACGGTTCTTTCTTGGGGGAAGCTATTGCCCTCAGTTCTAACCGTAGGTTTTCTAAACAAAACAAGCCTCGTAGGTACCTGTCACTTTCTTCAGTAGGTTCTAGCTGTGAACGTAAACTCTGGCTCCGTATCAACGGTGTTGATCCTGAGGAAGAAGTATCTGGGCCAGACCTGTTGAAGTTCTTCTATGGCGATATGGTTGAAGAGCTTGTGCTAAGTCTTGCTTCGGCTGCTGGACATAGTGTTGTAGGTCAACAAGACGAACTTGTTGTCGATGGGGTCAGGGGTCATAGGGACTGTGTTATTGACGGTATGACAGTTGATGTCAAGACTGCATCACCCTACTCCTTCAAGAAGTTTGTAGAAGGTACTCTGCACCAAGAGGATTCTTTCGGGTACCTCAGTCAGTTATCTTCCTATGTTTATGCAGCAAAGAATGACCCACTTGTAACCGACAAAACCCGTGGAGCTTTTCTTGTAATCAACAAGGTCTCTGGGGAAATCTGCTTAGACATCCATGACTTCTCGAACACTCTTGAAGAAAAGCCTCAAGAGATTTCCAAAGTCAGGGCTATGGTTAAAAGTGACAAGATGCCTGACCGTCTTGCTACTGTACCCATGAGCAAGACATCACCTAATACAAAGCTTTGTACTTCCTGTACTTTCTGTGGACATAAGAAAACCTGCTGGCCTGAGATGAGGGTGTTCCAGTATAGCAATGGCCCTGTCTATCTGGTTGATGTAGTTAGTGAGCCTAACGTACCAGAGGTTACTGATGCGGCCTTCTAGTGCAAAGGCAAAGGGTCGGAAACTTCAGCAGCTTGTCAGAGACAAGATACTAGAGAAGTTCCCGACCCTTGAGGCAGAGACAGATGTTCGTAGTGCTATCATGGGTGAGACAGGCTGTGATGTAAAGCTGTCGTCAAAAGCTAGGAAGTTGTTTCCCTTCTCTATTGAGTGTAAGTCTCTGGCTAAGATAGCCGCCTACTCGTTCTATGAACAGGCTTCGGCTAACACAGAGAGGGGAACAAAACCTCTTGTCATATTCAAGGCTAACAGAAAGAAACCAATGGTCATGCTAGACCTTGACACATTTATGGAGATGGTCAAATGAAAGATGAAGATGTACTGCTCCACAGGTTTACTCCAGGTACTGCACCCAAGGAAAACTCAGAGAAAAAAGGAGCATGGGGTGCTCTAGTAGAAGCCGAGATTAATGGCTTTATGGTGACAGCTTTCTTAGAATTTGAGTCGGCAGAGGAGAAAGACATGTTGACAGAGATGTTCAGAACAAGTATACTTCCTGTTCCTCTTGAACTCATTGATGTAAAGACAATCTTCACTGTAGGCACTAGGGTTGGGGTTAGCAGCCATGATGTTTGAAGACATGATTGATGCCTTGGTGAACAACTATGGGCTTGAGCTTCTCATGGAGCAGAACGACCTGACAGAAGAAGATGTTATCAAACATCTAGTCAATGCTGGTCTTCTTGATACAGAAGACTATTTCTATTCCGACGCAGAAGAAACTATCTGGGAGCTAGATAATGATTAATGAAGACGACTTGGAGGGGTTTGGTTACTACGGGAACAACCTGTCCTTTAATGACTACCAAAGAAAAGCATCAAGGACTGCCATCTACTCTATGGCCCATCAAATACTGTATCCTGCCCTTGGCCTTGCCGGTGAGGCAGGAGAGGTTGCTAACAAGGTAAAGAAACTTCTCAGGGATAGCACTAAACTTGACAGGTCAGCTATTGCTGATGAGCTTGGTGACGTACTCTGGTACATCTCGGCCTTGTGTCGAGACCTCAATATTGATATGGGTGACGTAGCAAAGAGGAACCTTGAGAAGCTTTACGACAGGATGGAACGAGGAACTCTAGGCGGTAGTGGAGATAAACGATAATGGAAAATACAACTCTTATTCAAGATGTCCTCGGCTGGATCATAGCTGGCTTTGGTTTTAGGTTTGGTTGGGAAGCTGCTGAAACTATCCGAAACTTTGTAAGCAAGAAGAAAGACTGACCATGAGCAACTACCTACCAACTGATTACCAACACTTCATAGCCACCTCTCGTTACTCTCGGTGGCTTGAAGATGAACAACGTAGAGAGACTTGGGAGGAAACAGTAGAAAGGTATGTGTCCAATATACTTACCCCATCTGTCGATGATCCAGTGGTTGATGAACTGAAAGAGGCCATCATCAGCCTAGAGGTTATGCCTTCCATGAGGGCTTTAATGACTGCTGGTAAGGCACTGCACAGAGACAATACCTGTGGGTACAACTGTAGTTACTTACCCGTAGATGACCCTAAGTCCTTCGATGAGGCGATGTTCATTCTCCTCTGTGGTACTGGTGTCGGCTTCTCTGTTGAGAGGCAGTTCATTTCCAAGCTTCCTGAAGTCCCCCAACTGTTCGTCAGTGATACAACAGTTGTCGTCAAGGACAGTAAAGAGGGGTGGGCTAAGGCTCTTCGTCAAGTACTTGCTCTCCTGTGGGCTGGTGAGATTCCCAAGTGGGATGTCTCTGCTGTTCGTCCTGCCGGTGCCAGGCTGAAGACCTTTGGTGGACGAGCTTCTGGTCCCGGACCTCTTGTCGAGCTGTTCAACTTTGCCGTAGGTGTATTCAAGGGTGCTCAAGGACGAAAGCTTAACAGCATTGAGTGCCATGACTTGATGTGCAAGATAGGTGACGTTGTTGTTGTTGGTGGTGTCCGTAGGTCTGCCATGATCTCCCTGTCCAACCTGTCTGATGATCGTATGAGACATGCCAAGTCAGGCAACTGGTGGGAAAGCACTGGATACAGGGCACTGGCCAACAACTCTGCCTGCTACACTGAGAAGCCTGATGCTGAAACTTTCATGCGGGAGTGGCTCGCCCTTATCGAAAGCAAGTCAGGTGAACGAGGCATCTTCAGCAGACAAGCAGCAAAGAAACAGGCGGCAAAGAATGGACGACGAGATACTGAGTGGGAGTTTGGAACTAATCCATGCTCTGAAATCATCCTTAGACCGTACCAGTTCTGCAATCTTACGGAAGTAGTCATCCGATCTGGAGACAGAATTGAAGACCTTGAACGAAAGGTACGGCTTGCAACAGTGTTGGGGACAATACAATCAAGCTACACGAAATTTCCATACCTACGAAAAATCTGGCAGACTAATACTGAAGAAGAACGTCTACTCGGTGTATCCCTGACCGGTATCATGGACAACCCACTGATGACTAAGGCAAATGCAGGACTGGAGAAAACCCTTGAGCACCTTCGAAAAGTGGCTATTGATACTAATGCTGAGTGGGCTAGTCGTCTTGACATTAAGCCAAGCACTGCTATAACCTGTGTCAAGCCTAGTGGTACTGTATCACAACTTGTTGACAGTGCCTCTGGTATTCATCCTCGACACTCTGAGTACTACATCCGTACTGTAAGGGGAGATAACAAAGACCCACTGACGCAGTTTATGAAAGACACTGGTATCCCTAGTGAACCTGCCCTTGGTAAGGAAGAGACGACTACTGTTTTCTCTTTCCCCATTGCCTCCCCTCTTGGCCGTACAAGAAAGGATACGACTGCCCTTGACCAGCTTGAGTTGTGGCTTATCTACCAACATCATTGGTGTGAACACAAGCCTTCGATTACTGTGTCTGTAAGGGATGATGAATGGTTGGAAGTAGGTAGCTTTGTCTACAAACACTTTGACGATATGTCTGGTGTTTCCTTCCTGCCCTACTCAGACCATGTGTATCAACAGGCACCGTATCAAGAATGTACTAAAGAGCAGTACGAAGAAATGTTGGCAAAGATGCCGACCAGCGTTGACTGGGGTCGTCTATCCGAGTATGAAAAGGAAGACACTACCAAGTCAAGCCAGACCTATGCCTGTAGTGGTGAGGTCTGTGAAATCGTGGACCTTAGCTAAGGAGAAAAAAAATGGACATGGAAAAACTAAAGAAGTACATTCCGTACATCTTTTTGGGTGCCATTGCCCTTCTTGTTATTAAAGATGTAGTCGGAGGTTAACATGGTTGGTGTGGTCAAAAAACCATTCAGCAGACAAGCCTATGATCTGTGTGATGGACCGGCAAAGGAAGTACTAACCAAACTTCTTGTTGGCCGGGGCCACACCATCATCAACGCCAAGGAAAACTACAAGGTTGATATACATTCTTCCAAGGCTGGTATCGAGTACTTCAGTGAAGCAGAGATAAAGCTTGCGTGGAAAGGAGATTGGCCTGAGCACTGGGAAGAAATCCGTATCCCAGAACGTAAGGCCAGACTTCTGAAGCTACATGAGAAAGAGGTTCTTAACTTCTATATCTTCCGGTCAGACATGAAGCAGTGCTGGAGGATCAAGGACAGTGAGCTAACACTGAGTCGTCTGAGAGAAGCCAAGGGCAGGAACATAATGAAAGGGGAGAAGTTCTTCCACATACCAGTGAGTAGGGCAGAGCTTATCACCATATAAAAAAAGAGGCCACCATTTAGGTGGCCTTTTTCTTTTTGGAAGCTTCTACTGCTTTACCCTGCTTCTCAGCTTTCCATCTTTCTTTGTAGACTTTTCCAGTCCTACCCCAACGATAACCACCTTTAACTTTTTTGACTGGCATCACCATTTCACCTTGTCTGCCCAGTAAGCCGCACTCATCTTGCCCTTCTTGATGTTCTTGGCATGACGAGCCTTGAAGGACTTACGTCTGTTAGCATAAGCTTCTGACTCACCAGCTTTCTTTGGAGAACCCTTTACACCCTTCTGACCAAACCGAATAATCTTTTCCTTACCATTCTCACATGCCTTGACAACATGAGACTTTGTTCCATGGCTGGGGGTAGCCTTCGGGCTATTGCACTTCATCTTTGATTTGTCTAGTCGTTCAGCCATATCACTTTTTCTTTCTAATTGACAGACCTCTGAAAGGTTCTGTGACACCCCTCCAGATTTCTCTCGGTGATGGTAACATCCAGCCAAGGATCAACAACAAGATGTACCACATAGGAACCTGCTGGTTCAGTATGGTTACTTTGTCACTGTTGATGCTGGTGGTTTCTGTGTTCGTTGTCTCAAACTGAGACAGGGCTTGGTTGTTCTCCTCCCCTGTCTGTATGTTTGCACCCTGGTTATTTTCCTTGCCAGCCTGTACGTTGGCAGCTACGTTAGGACCACCTCCTGTTAGTAGGGACAAGGCACCGCCTCCGCCACAGGCTGACAAGAAAAGAACAATCGTAAGGGTTATAACTGGTTTCATTGGTTCGGTACTGCAAACTCTTTACCATGGACAAAGAGGGTGTTCTTAGGGAACTTGCCCTTTGTCATAGCATCAGAGATAGCCTTTGTGTAAGCAACAGAATCTTCGTAAGAGCCGGTACCCCCATTTGGAATTGTGTGCATCCTGATACGAGTTGCCTGACCGTAAAGGTGTTCCACCATCTTCCTAGTTGGGATAATCCCACCCATACTGTTTGCCAGCCTTACTGCATCATCCTTGTTGACACTAACGTAGTTACCCTTTTCATCCTTTAGGTAATCAGGTGCAGCATATACTGGTTTACCGGCAGCGGTAACACCGACTTGAATGTACCCCGGTTTTTTCTTTGTAGTGTACTCTCGGAATAGCTGGCTGTAATCCTTGTATCCTGCATCATGTGCCATACCCCTAGAGTTAAAGCCCTGCCAAACCCTATCGGCATCCCTAACCCCACCGATCATACCAAGAGTGCTTGGGTTATAGGCTTTAGGTACGTTGATGGTGGGGTAACTAGCACCACCGGGTCCACCACCCTCCCCTGTACCTTCCTCTACCGGAGGACCAAGGTTTATTTCTTGCCCTATCCTAATACTATTAGGGTTTGTAATTTGTGGGTTGAAGGAAAGAAGTTCACTTAGGCTGAGATCATTACTACTTGCTACGTTACTTAGTTTGTCCCCCGGTCTGATCTTGTAAGTTCTTTGGTCTGAAACAGGTTCAACTGAAGTGGGGGTTTTAGTCTGAGTAGCACCAGTTATCTTTGGTACTGCAATTCTTGTGGCCTTGTTATCAGGTGTACCAGAACCTGTTTTAGTAAACAGAGTATTTCCTTCACTGTCTACCCAAGTGTAAGTAGACCCATCCCTTAAAACTTCAGCTACTAAGTCATAGCCCAACATTTCATTATACTCTTGTGCCCGTCTTTTGGAAAGACCAAGAGAATTGTACTGAACCCCCGTAACCTTATCACGGTAGTGAATAATTCCTGCCAGATCTTCCCCAACCTTTTTCGTATCACCAGATAATATGGCATTCTCAGTACTCTTGTACAGAGTGCCTAAGTTAATGTACAAAGACAGTGCTGCTATCTTGTCTTCAGTACTTAGTTTAGTACTATTGAAAATAGAGGGATGCTTTTCAACAGCACTGCTATACATCTTTTCATAAACTGCTTCAGCAAAGGCTCTCCTATCCTCAGGAGTCTTACCATTGTTGTAGTCCCCGTAGTCTACCCCGTAGTTACTTGCTGTAGATGGTAGAATACCATAACCAAGGGTCAGTTGTTTCTCTGGACCCATATGCTCTTTGGTTCCTTCTTTATTGCCAATATAATCAACAAAAGTACTTAGGGAAAAACCCTTTTTTCCATCGTTATAGCCTCTGGTGAACTCGTTAGCTTCACCCCGTGGGTCTTGACGTTGACCAAGAATTGTAGGTGCTTTCCTCATAACAGAGGCAGTTAAACTATCGTACACTCCAGTAGACGGTAGCCCAAAGTCATCTTGGAATGCTTTAATAGCTGCCTCAGTAGCCCATCCGTAATCTCCGTCGATCCCGGAACGACCAATATCGTACCCTAAGTCAATCAATTCTTTCTGTAAGGCAGTTACAACACCGGCAGACTTTTCAGCTTCTTTAGTAGAAGGGGAGTTAACACTAAGGTTTCCATACGTCAAGGTTTCAATAGAAGGACTAGGCTCTCCAGCAGCAGGCACACCCATCCGACCTGCCACTTGAGAAGGAGCTTCTTGGGGTGGTGTACCTACAGCAACCCCTGCACCAGCCTCACCCATAGCCGGTGAAGGCATGGCAGAAGGTGCTACAGCAGTTTGAGGTCCCGCCCCACCAAAGGGTACTGCCGGGGCTAGTTGTGGTGCTTGCGGTGGGACACCGCCATCTTTGGCAGAGGGTGCTACACCAGCGCCAGCAGCAAAGGTAGGTGCAGCAGGCTGCTCTACAGACTCTTGGGCTGATGGTACCCCCTCGAACCACTCAGGGAACCTATCCATAATAAGTTGGGTTCTCTCAGGAAAAAACCTTAGAGTGTCCAACACCTGTTGCTTAAAGGCATCTGCCGTGGGCATTTTAAGTTGGTCTTGTACCCTCGTAGCAGAGGTACCGAGATTGTCCCAGTTAATTTCGTAAACATGTTGACCCATTTCACTGACCCTCAACCGGTAGGTTCTTAAACTTCTTTCTGACAACCCCATTAGGATCAATAAACCAAGAACCCATAGGAAGCTCATTATACATCTGTTCATCTTCCGTAGTCTCCGGTGACCAAGGAATCTGCCATGGGTTAGCTTCGGTACCCCTACTCTCCAAATCTTTTTGAATTGCAGGTTCAACAACGGCATTCACACCGCTTTGCGGGTCTTGTGTTTTACGTCCTAGGGAGGTTGTGCCTAGAGAAGTAGTACCCAGAGAGGTTGTACCTAGAGAAGTAGTACCTAGAGACCTCCTCGTTTCCGCAGGGGGTAGGGGAGAAGAGGGTATAGTAGAGCTTAAGACATCCCTAGTCTCTTGAGCAATGGCCTGTGCTTCTGCTTCAGTGGCTGGTATTGGCGGCAGACCCCGAGTATCTTGCATGGGAGTGTTTGCCCCCATCATAGCTTCTTTACTCTTCTTACCATACAGGAAGAGAGCCTCTTCTTGCTTGCTCTTGACGTAATCAAGAGTAAACCTTTTCGCCGTAAGTTCCTTTAGGGTATCATGTAGCTTCAGATACTCCCTAAAATTAGTGCCGGTAAGGGCATCAATATCTCGACTACGACCTCGACCGATATGTTCGGGATTACGAAGATACGCCTCAAAGCCTTCTTTAAGGATCAAAGCCTTTATGCTTTTCCAGTTGCTCTGGAATTTTTCGTCACCGCTTTGAGAGACTATCTCATCAATAGGGGCAAAGTCCAGGTCCAAGGCACCGTTTTCAGTTACACTAATGGCAGAACCAAACCGGTGCGAGTTAATAGTCCCCATAGAAACCATTGCTCTGTTAGCTTGGGTGGCAAGGGCAGTCTCGTAGGCTTCAGTTACTTTTACAGCAGACACCTCGTCAACCTTGTAGAGATTTACAAGGTTCTTCATAAAGTTCTCGTTGCCGAAAGAGGCCAGCAGTTCCGGCCCGAGAACAGCATCTGTCTGTGCCGCAACAACAGCAGATGCGGCAAGAGCACTCTCAGTGAATTGCTTTCGAACTGCTTCATTAGTAAAGATGGTGGTATCACCAACTGTAATATCAGTGGAAGCAATTTCTGAAAAGAAGTTGATAGCCGAAGTGGTGGCCTTGGTGTCATCGGTTTTGGTTACTTCACCAAGGTTCATGTCACCTACATTTACTCCACCATTTTCTGGTTTTTCACCCTCCTTTGAAAGACGCATGGCTTCAAAAACTTTTCCAAGGTCGGCGACAATATCCGGAAGGTTTTTACCACTCCCTTTCAAAAAAAGTTCCCGACCTGAGGGTGTTTCGAGAAGAGTGGTAAGAAGGCTGATCGTCAAAGGGTCAAGCTTGCTCTTTTGAGCAGCTTCAAAAACCTGGTCCACAAGAGCTTTGGTGGAATCAAACTCGCTATCACCAAGCCGGGTTACAAGCTTGGTCATTTGGTCTACAGTATTCTTGACCTCAGGGTTTGCATCCATAAACGGAGCATACTTAGTAACGATCATTTGGGAAAGAGCAGTAGAGGCTTGCTTGATTTCTTCTTGAGTGGCCCTACCATCCGCAAGCATAGAGTCAGTCATACCAAGTAGATAATTAAAGTCTGCTTGAAGAGAGGTTGTTACCTTAGCCCCGTCAGGGGTAATCCCCATTTCAAGACGTTGCTTTTCAATCTGCAAAACAGTAGAACTTCCCTGATGGTCTTCGAAAATAGACCTAGCATAGGCACTGATTTGAGCCTCATCCCAATTAAGATTGGGGTGAAGCTGTGCGTACTTTCTGGCCATAGTCATATAGCCTACAGCATCCTCTGACTTAGACCAGACATCAATATTGTAAGCTTCTTGGTCTTCAAATCCAAAAGCTGCTGGAGTCTTACCAGTAGCAGCAGTGTACATAGTATTCTGACTAGGGTTTGGTGCTACACCAGAAGCTACAAGGTCAAGGTATGCTCGGTCTGCCAATTCAGCAGCAGCTACAGGGTTCTTATCTCGGATTGCAAGTGCTTTTTTGATATCATTCCCATAAGCAAGCTCTGCCTGCTTATTCATTTCTGCTACACTCGGACCTTCTTGGCTAGTCTTAATAGACCGGAAGAAACCAGCAAAAGCCGAAGAGTAATCAGGGGCAGGGATTACCGGAATAGGGCTGATCTGAGTATTGAGGATGGGTTGAAGTTCACCGACCATATTAGTTTCCTACTGAGTTAGCATATCGTTCTGCTTCACTGACAAGACCAAGGTCGAGAAGCTTTTTGTAAATATCCCAAGTGAATTGACCCGTTGGCCCATTAAACAGCCGCATACGAATAGAGCCTTTTTGGGCTTCCGTAAGGCTTGACCACCTGATTACTGATTCGATTTCTTCTGTCAGTCGAATAGAACGGTTTTCATTACCGTCTTCTACTGCCTGCCAGAACTCGTTGATAAGACCTTCAACACCCTTGCTGACCCTTTTGTACTCAGCACCAGAGGCATAGATAAGGTCCATGGCATCGTAGTGTTCTTCTACTTCCTTGATCGGAATACCAAGAGCAAGAGCAATAGTCTCACCCATGGTGATGTCGAGACCATGGATTTGTTTACCGGTCTTAGTACGAAGCACATCATCAAACATGATGCCTCTGATCTTAGCCGCATTGTCAATGAACTTGACGTTACGGAAAGCTTCTGCAAGTTTGATCTTGGAAGTCTCAGTATTCCCAGAGACAAGGTTTGCAAAGGCAGAAAAAACTTTGGAGCCAGTCTCCATTGTCTTGCCACCACCCGCACCAAGAACAGCTTCAATCAAGGTGTCTTCTTGGAAACCTCTGATGGTGTCCTTCACACCGTCAGACACCGAAAGTCTTTCTGCAATAGCTGTACCCACACCAGCCCACTCTGTGATAGCATCAATAGGACCACGTTTAATAAGGTCGTATGTAAAGCTATCTGAAGTAATCTTCATGTCTTCTGGAAGAACGTAGTTGATAGCTTCTTTGACACTCTCAGAATCGACAATGCCAACACCGACAGTGCCGTAGATAGGCATCAGCATACCGGCCAGTTTCAGCCTCTCTGCTCCTGTAAGACCCCGACCAACAAAGATACTCTCAAAGGATCGGAACATGAACGAATAGAACTGCAACGGCACCCGCATCAGGCCATGCTGTATTTGACCCTTGTTCGTTTGTGTCATACGGAGAGTATAAGCTTGCTCCTTGTCTGTGATGAACTTACGAGCTTGCTCAGAGTTAAATCGGACACCAGGGTTCTTACCTTTGAACTTCATTATGGAAGCACCAAAGGCAGTAACCCGGCTCATCTGTTCCCCTTTGTTAAAGAAAAACATACCGTACTTACTGGCTACATCCCAGTTTTTCTTTGTGCTGTGGAGTGCAACCTTGCCAAGGTTAGAACGAGGGCGGAAGGTACTGGTACCAGTGGTGAAACCCTCTGCCATAACTTCAGGATTAATCTCGTAACGAGCCGAGTCAATAAAGATTTGACGAATGTCCTTCATATCTTGGACAGACATATCAAACTGCTTGGCCATACGAGCATACCACAGGTCAAGTTCAGCACCTTGTTTAAGGCCGAGAGATCGAGTGGTATAGTAGCCTAGTGCTGCACCCCTGATACCATCGTCAAGGCCAGCCATGGCTACGATGTTTATGCTGTGCATACCCTGAAGTATAAACTGGAACGGGTCTAGGATAAAGGTGGAGTAGAAACCATACTTGTTGAAGATATTCGGAAGACTATCCAGACGTACCTTGCCACCGGTAAGACCTTCGGTAGCATTGTTTACTGCGTTGTCAAGCCACTTATCACCTTCAGTCTTAACACCCTTCCGCATCTCAAAGATACGTTTCAGTTCTTTGAGTTTAAGGATCATGGGGTCTTGGGTATTGGCCAGCTTAGGGCTGTCTAGGACATCTAGGTAGTCCCTGTCTGTCCAGCCAATATAGTCCTTGGCCCCACCAGACTTGTTGACGATCTCCTTGACCTTACGTCCGAGGGACACCTCTGCCGCAGTATTGTACTGTGAGTAGGCAAGTTGACGGCTTGCAGTATTCAACTGAGACTGGATAGCCTTGACAGGGTTCTCGTTAAACGTAGGCTCACCGCCGTAGTGAGTAAGTGGTTTGTTGCTTCGACGTTGGCTGAATGTTACAAACTCGTCAAGACTACCACCGTTTACGAAAGCTTGTCCATCTGCCGACTTGTAAACAATATCGTCCCGTATTTTGAATACAACCTTGCCAACCTTGTTTACGTCCAGCTTGGCGTCAGAGACAAACTTGATGAAGTCTTCCTTGGTGTTGATGTACTTGTTCCAAGACGTATTCTTTTCCACCATCTCGTCGGTAATAGTACCCTTCTTCAGGGCTTCCATAAGCCTACCAATTTCTTCAGTAGCTTTTTGAGCTTCTTTTTTAGTCGAGGTGGAAAGTATGATGTCCACAATGTCATCAGTATCAGACTGGATAGCAAGGAAGTACTGTGCCTCAGGGTTGATACGAGGACCGCCTGCATTAAAGCCTAGCACATCCTCGGGTTCCAGGGGACGAATTGTGTCAGCATTGTACACCCAACGAGAAGAACCATAACCCCCTTGAATATCCATGTCTACTTCAAAGACATTCTTAGGTTGGAAGTTCTTGTTCTTCTTCAAATCCCTTAGCCTGTCCAGCCTACCGGTGGCAGCATCAACAACAAACTCTACGTTATCTGGAATAGCTGCATGTTTCTTTGCAGCCATAGGAACCACGGTCTCGTTAAGCTTTACCGTAATCCTACGGACACCTTCTCTGTGCAGTCTCTGGATCAGCATACCAGACTTCATAACGTAGGCCAAGTTGCTTGCGTCTACAAAAGCATTGTAACCCTTGACTACCTTCTGGCTAGGCATAGAGCCGTTCTGCTTGACCCACTCCTTGACAAACTGTTCTTCCGTAAGCCAAGTACGTTGGCTGGCAAGTTCCTCTGACTGGAGTTTGTTAACCACCTTTCCAACTTGGTCAAGCTCTTTAGAGGACAGCTTGTTGATGTCTTTACCCAGAGCCTTAGCAGCAATATTGCCAAGCTTTACTACACCGGTCTCAGCCCGTTCAGCAAGGTTAGCAAGGGTCTTGTTATCTACAGCATGGGCAGAAGCAATTTTAGTTGCCTGTAGTAGCTTGTCGGTCAGACGGGAAACCATGGTAGACAGTTGTTCTGTGTCGTC